GAAGAAGCCCGAGTTCTGCGTCATCTCGAAGAGCACGGGCCTCCTCGTCCAGCAGCGCAAGCCGGGCGAGCCGAGCGACGAGCAGCTGCAGTTCCTCCTCGCCCAGGCCAGCGCCGGCGCCGTCGTGGGCGTGCTCTGGGCGGTCCAGGACCTCTTCGCCTGCGTCCCGGGAGCGCGGCCGTGACCCGCCGGTTCGACAGGTGGTCGAAGACGACGCGGCAGGCGCACGGTGCGCCCTGCACGAACGGTTGCGGGGCGAAGACGCACACGAGGAGCGGCGTCTGCGTCGAGTGCCAGCGGCAGGCTCGCAGCCGGTCGTACGTGGACCCGAGGACGATGCCGGACTCGTACCTCGAGGCGTGCGCGCGGGAGCTGGTCCGCCGTCACGAGAGGCGCGCGGAGCTCATCTCGAAGCTCGGGGTCGTTCGGTCCAAGGAGATCCCGGCCCGCACCGGGGAGGGGCTCGCCGCGTGAACCCGATCCTCCTCGACCTCGTCGCCTGTGACGCCCTCCGGGGCCAGTTCCCGAGGGGCGTGCCGCGTCGCGCCTGCCTGCGCCGGCAGCTGCAGCTCCGGCCCGACGGGAAGGACTGGGCCCCGGCGCACCCCGGCTGCGCGGGCTGCGAGCTCGGGCGCCAGGTCCGGGCAGAGGTTGAGGCCGCCGGCGTCATCCTGGAGGTCTGCGAGAGGCACGGCGCCGCGATCATGGGCGAGGCCTGTGACGTCTGCGAGGCCGAGGGCATCGCGAAGGGGAAACCGTGCCCAGGGTGCGGCGGCATCGAGCGCCATGCGCCCTCCGGCTGCGCGCGGAAGTGGCGGAGGTCCGTCGGGGAGCGCGTCCCCGCGACGTACCGCGGCCCTGTCTCGACGGTGATCTGGTCGAGCGAGGTCCCGGACGTACCGATCGCGGCACCGACGCGGCACGGGGCCGGGCTCAGCGACGAGGACGCGCGGGCCGCCGCGCGCCGCGTGCGGGAGGCCCTCGCTCACCCCACCGCCATCGCGGCGCCTCCGCCCGATGCCGCCCAGGCCCGCCGCCTCGAGCACGCCACTCCCGCGGACACCAGCCGTGACCTCGACGCCCTCGAGGACGCCACCTCAAACGAGGTCGCGAAATCGGCAACGCCCGCCCCGCGCAAGGTCGTGGGGATCGTCGGTGGCCACCACGGCCTCGGGGGCGGAACGGACGCGTCCGCCGTACGGCTGGAGGCGCCCCGGCAGACCACCGCGTGGACCGCTGTCATGACCGACCAGACCTGCCGCTGCGGGTGCGGCAGGCAGCTCCGGAAGAACAACACGAGCGGGTGGAGCGGCTACTGCAACCCCGCGCGCTACGCGGCCGGCGAGAGGCCGCCGAGACCCTCACGAGCGAAGGAGAGCACGATGCCCTGCAGGACCTGCGGGAAGGCCGGTCACAACGCCCGGGGATGCACCGAGAAGAAGCCCGAGCCGAAGAGCGCTCCGCCGGCCCAGGTCGGCCGAGGGGCGAAGGTCATGGCGCTCCGCCGGCCCAGGTCGGGCGGGAAGCCCGGCGACGTCGACGCCCTGCTCGAGCGCCGCGAGGGCCTCGTGACGGAGAGCAAGCGGATCGAGGCCGAGATCGGGCAGGTGAACGCCGACCTGCTCGCCGCGCTGGCGCGCGAGGAGCAGCGCGTCGAGAAGCTCCGCACGGCAGTCCACGACGCGGCTCAGCGGGCGGCGGGGGGCGCGTAGGCGATGGACGCGACCACCACCACGCCGGAGCGGGCGGGCCGCGAGGGCGACCAGCCGCTCCCAGAACCCGGCGCCGAGAGCGTCTTCGCCGAGGTGCATCGCCGGATCGACGAGCACGCCGCCGATGCCCACCGGCGCGTGGATGGCCGCGAGGCGATCGGGATCAAGCGGTACACGCGCTCGCTCGAGACGTTCAACGGGCGGGACGCCGGCCGCGACCTCGAGGAGGAGCTCCTCGACGGCCTCGCCTACGCGACCCAGCTCCGGCTCGAGCGACAGGAGATCGGGCGCCGCCTCGCCGACGCCCTGGAGCAGCTCCGGGACGTGGACGCGCTGCGCCTCGCCGCCGAGGGGCGGGCTGACAGGGCCGAGGCGGCCGCCGAGGAGGCGCGACAGGGGTGGGGCGTCGAGTCGGCGCTGGCCTCCGACGCCCTGGCGCGCGCGAACCTCGCCGAGCAGCGCGCCGAGAAGGCGGAGACCGACCTCGCCAGCCACGTCGAGGCGCAGGACCGGCGCATCGCCGACCTGAAGGCCCAGCTCGCGGCCGCCCGGGCGAACTGGGAGTCGGAGCGGCGCGACCACGAGGCGACCGCCGCGGCGTTCGCCCAGGCCCAGGCGCAGCTCCGGGAGAGGTTGGCCGGCTGATGGCGCTCGCCCGGGCCGCCATCGAGGTCGACCTCGGACGCCTCACCGGCCTCCTAGCCCGCGGCGCGCCCGAGGACATCAGGGAGGCGCGGCGGATGGTCTCGTCCCTGCGCCGAGCCGTCGCTCCTCGTCCCACCGTCTTCACCGAGGAGGAGCCCGGGAAGGGGCAGCTCCGGCTGCACCTCCGGCTGCTGCCGGAGGCCATCGTGAAGGACTGCCCGATCTCGTGTCCGCCCCAGTGCCTCGCCGCGCCCTCGGCGCTGTGCTGCGTCGCGCGCCAGCTCGCCAACGAGCTCGAGCTCGGGAAGGGGCCGGCGAAGAAGCGGAGCTCCCGGGCGAAGCGCGGCCGCGTCGGGAAGTTCGTCTCCTGCAAGACGGAGCTGTGCCCGGTGGGCGCCAGGGTGCGGCTCCTGCTCGGCGACCGCGACGACGCCCGAGAGATGGCCGCGCGCGCCCCGCGCGCGCCGGACACGTCAGAGACCTGAAGATCACCAGCAGCGGAGGATGGCGATGGCGAACGAACCGATGAAGGAATCCATGAAGCGCAACCCGCTGCGCGCCGCCTGGGATGCGTTGCGCCGGCTTCTTCGCCCGCGTGGCAGGACGTCCGGGTCGGCCGTCGAGGTCAGGATCGAAGGCATCGGCCTTCAAAGCCTCCTCGCTCAGAACGGGGGTGCCTTCGATGCTGCGCTGAACCGCGCGCTGCGACAGGCGCGTGGCCCTCGTTCCTGCTTCTCGCGCGAAGGCGCGAGCGACGTGGTGTGCTCGGAGGAGAACCGCCGTCGCATCAAGGTGTGCTGGGAGGCTTGCGCCGGGTTGCCCACGGACGGCCTCGAGGAAGGGAAGCTAGGCGCGCTCCTGTATGCCGTCCAGCTCTGGGCGACGGGCGACAACCTGGGCGAGCAGCGCACACGCGAGGCGCTGCGCGACCTCGGGCTCGAGTGAGCGCTTCGCGCGACCCGGTCTCGGGGCGGTAGGAGAGGGTGATGCCACAGGCAGCGATGCACGTCTGCTCGGGCGCTGGGTGCCGCAAGGCCATCCCGCACGGCGAGCGCTACTGCCCGGGCTGCAGGGCAGAGTACGACCGCAACGACCGCGCCCGGCGCGGCTCGGCGCGTGAGCGCGGGTACGACGCCCGGTGGGAGCGCTACCGCGCCGCGTACCTGTGCAGGCATCCGCTGTGCGTCGAGTGCGCGGCGGCCGGCCGCGTGCGCGCCGCGTCGGTCGTCGACCACGTGCGGGACCACAAGGGCGACACCGCGCTCTTCTGGGACCCGGCGAACCACCGCGCCCTGTGCAAGCCGTGCCACGACCGCAGGGTCGACGCGGGCGACTTCGGGAGACCCGCGACGCCAGCGCTACGGGTCGGCGTGGCCGGAGCAGGGGTCACGCTTGACCCCTCGGTGATGCCTCACCCTGTCTCGCAAGTGCCCGGAATCACTAGCGACCCCCTAGGGGGTGTCGCATCTTTGGGGGGTTCGCCGCCAGGACCGGCGTCCCCTAGCGACGAAAAAAATGGCGAAAGTCCGAAACAGGGGGTCCCCCCTGGGACTTCCGGGGGCCGGCCATGAGCCGCACGGGCCGCCCGCGCAAGCCGGACGCGCTGAAGAAGTTCGAGGGCACCTACCGGAAGGACCGCGCGAAGACGGACGCGCTCGCGCTCCCGCCCGGCGTGCCGCCGGCGCCGAAGGGACTCCCGAAGGACGCGCGGAAGATCTGGGACGAGCTCGTGGCCGACGAGGCCTGGCGCGTGGTGCTCACCCGCGCCGACGCGCTGCCCCTCGAGATGCTCGTCAAGCACATGGCGCTCGAGCGCCGGTTCTCCCGCGAGGCGGCGAGGAAGCCGATCGTGCAGACGCCCTTCGGCCCGAAGCCGAACCCGGCAGCCGCGGAGGCGCGGAAGGAGGCCCAGCTCGTGGACAAGCTCGCGGGCGAGTTCGGCCTCAACCCGTCGAACCGCTCGGGCGTGAGCGCCCCGGCCGGCGGGAAGCCCGCGCAGCCCGCGGACGGGACCCCGCTCGTCGGCCCGGGCCTGCGGATCGTCGAGGGCGGCGGTGGGTAGCGGGCTCCCCGCGACCCGGCCCGTCTGCAAGCTCGAGCAGGCCTGCCGCGATCGGCACCGCCGCGACCTCGAGCTCGCCTACGGCGGGAAGACGCCGCGCGACCCGCGCGCCACGCATCACCCGCGCGGTCTCTGGTACGACCGCGAGGCCGGCGACTTCGCGGTGAGGTGGATCGAGAAATTCGGGCGCCACCACAAGGGCGAGTGGGCGGGCCGTCCGCTCATCCTCGCCGACTGGCAGCGCGAGAACATCGCGCAGATCTTCGGGTGGAAGCGGGCGGACCTCACGCGGCGGTACCGCGAGGTCTGGTGGCACACCGCCCGGAAGCAGGGAAAGACGCAGATCGCGGGCGGGGTAGGGCTCTTCCTCCTGGTCGGGGACAACGAGCCGGGCGCCGAGGTCTACACGACCGCGACGAAGAAGGAGCAGGCCGCGATCTGCCACGAGGCCGCGCGCCAGATGGTGAAGCGCAGCAGCGACGACCTCCGCGCGCTCGTGAAGGTCCCGAAGAACAAGCTCGCGAACCTAACGGTCGAGGCGACCGCGTCCTTCATGGCGATCCTCGCCTCGGACCACGGCACCCTCGACGGCCTGAACCCCCACGGCGACATCCGGGACGAGGTGGCGGAGTGGACCGCGCACGAACTCGCGGAGGTCCTCGACACCGCGACGGGCTCCCGGCGCCAGCCGCTGAAGTTCCAGATCACGACAGCCGGCGTCTACAACGAGGAGGGCGTCGGCTGGAAGCGCCACGAGTACGCGGTCAACGTCCTGAACGGCACGATCGAGGACGACTCCGTCTTCGCGTACATCGCTGCGATGGAGGAGAACGACGACCCCTTCGACCCGGGCACCTGGTGGAAGGCGTCCCCGAATCTGGGGATCTCGCTGAAGCTCTCGTACATGGAGGACCAGGCACGCGGCGCCCGGAACCAGCCCCGCAAGCTGAACGCCTTCCTGCAGAAGCTGCTGAACCAGTGGACGCAGCAGGTGACTCGGTGGCTCGATCCGGACCAGTGGACCGCGTGCCACGTGAAGACCTTCGACGAGACGAAGCTCCGCGGGCGGAAGTGCGTCGGCGGGCTCGACCTCTCGTCGGTGAGCGACCTCACCGCGTTCGTGCTGGCGTTCCTGAACCCCGACGGCTCCCTCGACCTCGTGTGCCGGTTCTGGTTGCCGGAGGCGACCATCGAGGAGGCGAGCCGCCGCGGCGAGAAGCACTACGAGCAGTGGCAGCGCGAGGGCTTCCTGACGGCGACGCCGGGGAACGTCGTGGACTACGACTTCATCCGGGCCGAGGTGAACGAGCTCGGGAAGATCTTCGACGTCCAGGAGATCGCCTTCGACCCCTACAACGCGACCCAGATCGCGAACGACCTGACCGCGGACGGGTTCGTGATGGTGAAGACGCGGCAGGGGTTCCTGACGCTCTCCGAGCCCTCGAAGCTCCTCGAGCGCCACGTGAGGAAGGGGACCCTCCGATACGGCTCGCCGGTGCTGCGCTGGAACGGCCTGAACGTCGCCGTAGACACGGACGCGGCCGGGAACATCAAGCCGAAGAAGGACATCAAGCGCGCGGCGAAGATCGACGGCATCGCCGCCGCGGCGACCGCGCTCTCCCGCATCGTCGGCGCCGAGCCGCCGACGTCGAACACCTCCTACCTCGAGTCCTCGGAGCTCCTCGTCCTGTCATGAACGAACCCGCGCCCGCCGACCCCGTCCGCCTCGCCGCCCTCCTCGATGCCGCCACCGTCGGGACGGGCATCCTCGCCACCTCGGTCGGGGTGGGGCTCTACGACTGGCGCGCCGGCGTCGTCGCCTTCGGAGCGCTGCTCCTGGTCGCCGAGCTGGTCGCTGCGCTCATCCGACGCTGAGCGCTGGACGCCCGCCGCGGCGGGGCGCTAGTCGCCGGAGGTGCGTGAGACCGCGACGACCCGCGTGACGCGGAGGGGCCGGTGAGCCTCTTCGGAGCGCTGCTCGAGCCCCGGGCGAACACGAGGACCATGACGACGCAGGAGCTCGCCCGCGAGCTCGCCGTCTCGTCCACCGCGCGGTCCGGGCAGAGCGTCAGCGTCGAGACCGCCCTCCGGGTCTCGACCGTCCTCGCGTGCCAGCGCGTCCTCGCCGAGGGGATCGCCCAGATCCCGCTCAAGCTCTACCGGGAGGCGAAGAACGGGAAGAAGGAGCCGGCCACCGACCACCCGCTCTACGACGTCCTCTGGCGCCGGCCGAACGACTGGATGACGTCGTTCGAGTGGCGCGAGACGTCGATGTACCACGCGGGGCTCGCGAAGGGCGCGTACGCGTTCGCGAACAAGGTGCGCGGGCGCACGGTCGAGCTGCTGCCGCTCGTCCCCGGCAACGTGACCGTGAAGCAGGACGCGGAGTACGGCGTCACCTACGAGATCCGCGACGCGAAGAGCAACGTCATCGGCGAGTACGGCCGGGACGAGGTCTTCCACCTCCGAGGCCCGAGCTGGAACGGGTACGTCGGGATGGAGATGGTGCGCCAGGCGCGCGAAGCGATCGGTCTCGCGATGGCCACCGAGGAGTCGCAGGCGCTCCTCCACAAGAACGGGGCGCGCGCGGGCGGCATCCTCTCCTTCCCGAACAAGGTCGAGGAGGAAGGGAAGAAGGCCATCGCGGCGGCATGGCAGTCGGCCTTCGGCGGCGGCAACCAGTTCGGAACGGCGGTCCTCGACCTCGGCGCGAAGTACGAGCGCCTGGCGATGACCGGGGTGGACGCCCAGCACCTTGAGACCCGCAAGCACCAGGTCGAGGAGATCTGCCGCATCTTCCGCGTCTTCCCGCTCCTCGTCGGCTACTCGGACAAGACCGCCACCTTCGCGAGCGCCGAGCAGTTCTTCATCGCCCACGTGGTCCACTCGCTGGGCCCCTGGATCGAGCGCTTCGAGCAGGCCATCGACCGCGACCTGCTGTCCAAGAAGGACCGGGACGAGGGCTACTTCGCGAAGTTCAACGTGAACGGGCTCCTTCGCGGCGACGCGACCGCGCGCTCCAACTACTTCAAGGCGATGCTCGGCACGTCGAGCTCGCCGGGCTGGGGCTCCCCGAACGACGTCCGCCGACTCGAGGACATGGACCCCAGCGACGACGCCGGCGCCGACGAAATCCTCACCGTCGAGAAGCTCGCCGGAAAGGCGGCCGCCGAGCCGGACCAGGGCGGAGGCGGAGAGAGGACTACCCATCCGCCACCGTGGGGCGGTAGCAGCGGATCGGAGGGTACGCCGACGTGAGAACGAACATCCTTCGCCGCGCCAAGGTCCTCGCCGATAAGTTCGCGGCGCCCCGCTTCGGCATCCGCGCCGAGGACGGCGACGCGGCCGACCTCTACATCTACGACCAGATCGGCGGAGACTGGTTCTCCGAGGGCATCACCCCGAAGGCCGTGGCGGACGCGCTCGCGCAGGCGAAGGGCGCGAAGACGCTCAACGTCTACATCAACTCGCCCGGCGGGAACGTCTTCGACGGCGTCGCCATCTACAACGAGATCCGACGCTTCGACGCGAAGAAGGTCGTGCACGTGGACGGGATCGCCGCCTCCGCCGCGTCGATGATCGCGATGGCCGGCGATGAGATCGTCATGGCGCACAACGCGTCGATGATGATCCACGAGCCTTGGGGCCTCGCGATCGGCAACGCCGACGAGATGCGCGCGACCGCCACCCTGCTCGACAAGATCTCCGACGATTCGGTCCTCGCCTCCTACGAGCGCACCGGCCAGTCGAAGGAGCAGCTCAAGGAGTGGATGAAGGCCGAGACGTGGATGAACGCGAGCGAGGCAGTGGACCGCCGGTTCGCCGACCGCGTCGCCGGGCCGAAGAAGAACGAGGAGCCGGCCGCACGCGCGGGCCTCCGGGCCGCCCTCGAGAATCCCAGGGACTTCGAGCGCCAGCTACGTGACGTGCTGGGGCTCTCACAGGCCGACGCCAAGAAGCTGACGGCGGAGGCCAAGGCGCTCGCGACACGTGACGTGGACGACGAGGCGCTGATCGCAGCGATGGACCAGCTCCACGACACCCTCAGGGCCTGACGGCCCGGAAAGAAGCGACGCAATGAGCGCAGAGCTCCTGAAGAAGATCGAGGATCTGAACAAGGCCGTCGCCGACATGCGCGCGGCCAACGACAAGCGCCTCGACGAGGTCGAGAAGAAGGGCCGGGCCGATCCCCTCCTCGAGGCGAAGGTGGACGCCGCGAACAAGGAGGTCGGGGAGCTCCGGGCCGAGGTCGCGCAGCTGTTGAAGGCGGCCCAGCGTCCGAAGGCCGGCGGCGCCGACCCCGAGGGCAAGCTCGGGGACGAGTACGCGAAGGCGTACGACAAGTTCCTCCGCAAGAACGACGCCACGGCCCTCCGCGCCGCCGTGTCCGTGGGCGACGACCCGTCCGGCGGCTACCTCGTGCCCGACACCCTCGAGAAGGAGGTCGAGCGCTACGAGACGGACAACACGCCGATGCGGTCCCTCTGCCGCGTCCTCCCCGTCTCCAACGAGCACTTCGAGAAGCTCGTGAACCAGGGCGGCACGGCGTCGGGCTGGGTCGACGAGAACGAGACCCGCGGCGAGACCGCGACGCCGACCTGGAACTCGCTGAAGCCGTACTTCGGCGAGGTCTACGCGATGCCTGGCTTCACCCAGCGGGCGCTCGACGACGTCGGCCTCGACCTCCAGGCGGAGATCGCGCAGGACGTCGGCGTCGAGTTCGCGATGCAGGAAAACGACTCGTTCACGCGCGGCACCGGCGTCAAGAAGCCGCGGGGCATCCTCGGGTACACGCTGGCGTCGACCGCCGACGGGACCCGCCCGTTCAACCAGGTCCAGTACGTCGCCTCCGGCTCGAGCGGCACCTTCGACGGCGACGACCTCCTCGACCTGCTCCACTCCCTGAAGCGGGGCTACCGGGTCGGCGCGTCCTGGATGTTCTCGAACCTCGGCATCGCCGCGGTCCGGAAGCTGAAGGACACGACCACCGGGCAGTACCTCTGGCAGCCGGGCCTGCTGGCTGGCCAGCAGGACATGCTCCTCGGCTACCCGGTGAACGAGAACGACGACTGGCCGGATCCGGCGGCCGACGCGTACGCGGTGGGCTTCGGCAACTGGCGCCGGGCCTACTACATCGTCGACGTCCGCGGGACCCGCGTCATCCGCGACGAGCTCACGGTGAAGGGGAAGGTCCTCTTCTACACGTGGAAGCGCGTCGGCGGGTTCCTCGTCAACGACCGGGCCGTCAAGGTCCTGAAGCTCGCGGCCTCGTAGGTCGAGGCGAGCAAGGAGAACACGCCATGTTCGGAAACCTCGTGAAGAACCTGAAGGCGCTCGCCGCCTGGGCCGGCGCGACGATCGCCACCGACACCGACACCACGTCGACGATCGTCATCGACACCCAGGGGTACGATCCGGAGGTGATGTTCGCCGTCTACTCCGGCACCATCACCGACGGTGCGTACGTCCTGAAGATCATGCAGACCGACAACGCCGACGGCACGACGGACGCCGCCGAGGTCGGGAGCTACCTGCACCAGGACGCGTTCGCGGCGTCCGAGGACAGCGTCGTCCAGAAGGTCGGCGCGCGGCTCTCGAAGCGCTACTGCACGCTCCGCCTCACGTCCACGGGGACGACGAGCGGCGGCGTCTTCAAGGGCGCCATCGCGGTGCTCTCGCCCAAGGCCGCGCCCGTCGCCTGAGCGGGGCGGTGAACCTGGGGGCGGCTCCGCGTCGGGGCCGCCCCCTCTTGCCCGGAGGCCGAGCATGAAGGTCCAGATCACGAAGGCGTTCCGGTGGGCTCGCGATGGCATCTACGTGGAGGATCTCCACGTGGGCGACGTCGTCGAGGGACGGCCGGCCGAGATCGCTCTCGAGCAGGGATGGGGCCGATCGGTCGAAGATGCGACGGGCATCGCGCCCCACGAGCCCCCAGCTGCGGCACCGCCGACTCCACCCCCGCCGGGTCCGCAGTCCGCGACGTCTGAGATCGAGGTGACCGCGACGCGTGTCATCGGCCCCGCTCCGTCCCAGGCGCCCGCCCGCCGCCGGGGGCGGTAGGTGCCCCTCGTCCTCATCACGCCGCCGGCGGCCGAGCCGCTCACGTACGCCGAGGCGGCTGGACACCTGCGGGTCGAAACCCCGACCGACGAGACCTACATCACGTCGCTCGTCGTCGCGGCGCGGCAGTGGGCGGAGAGGTACCTCGGGCGCGCCCTCGTGACGCAGACCTGGGAGCGCGTCCTCGACCGCTTCCCGTGCGGCGCGATCGTGCTCGGGATGGGGCGCCTCGCCTCGGTGACCTCGGTCACGTACCTCGACGCCGCCGGCGCCTCCCAGACGCTGGGCACGTCCGCCTACCAGGTGGACGACGTCAGCGAGCCCGGGCGCGTGCTGCAGGCGCCGAGCACCTACTGGCCCTCGACCGAGGCCGGCCGCGTGAACGCCGTCCGGGTCCGGTTCGTCGCAGGGTACGGCGCCGCCTCCGCGGTCCCCGTCCCCATCAAGGCGGCGATGCTCCTCCTCGTCGGGCACCTGTACGAGCACCGCGAGTCCGAGGTCACGGGGACGATCACCTCCGAGCACAAGCTCGCGATCGACGCGCTGCTCTCGCCCTACGTCATCCACGGCTTCGGGTACGCGGGCGAGTCGCCGGGGCGGTAGGAGGCCCCATGGCCCTTCGCGCCGGCGAGCTGGACACCCGCATCCGCATCGAGGAGCGCGCCGTGTCGCAGGACGCGGCCGGCGAGCCCGATCCGGAGTGGGTCCTCGTCGCCGAGCGCTGGGCCTCCATCGCGCGCACGCCGGGGTCGGAGATCTGGTCGAGCGCGCAGCGCGTCGGCCGGGTGCCCACCGTCTTCCGCCTCCGCTACCTCGCCGGCATCGCGCCCTCGATGCGCGTCGTCCTCGGGCAGCAGGTCTTCGACATCAAGAGCGTGGTCCGGCCCAGCGGCCGCTCGAGCGAGATGCTCCTCGTGACGGACGAGCTCGTCGAGGAGATCCCTTGAGCAACTCCGGGAGCGTCACCCTGAAGGTCGAGGGGCTGAAGGAGCTCGAGTCCGCGCTCGTCGGCCTGGACGAGGCCGCCCCCAAGATCATCGCCGACGGCCTGCGCGAGCCGATGAAGGACGTCCTCGCGGAGGCGAAGGCGCTCGTGCCGCGGCGCACCGGCGAGCTCTACGACGCCCTCGACCTGACGCCGACGCGCCGGGCCACCTCGCGCCGGGCCTCGATGGCGGACACGCTCTCCGAGGTCGGGCTCCGCATCAAGAAGCCGGCCAGCGGGAAGAAGGGGCCGAAGGTCGGGACCGGGGGCGCGTCAGGAGGCCTCGGAAACCCCCGCTACTACTGGCACCTCGTCGAGTTCGGGACCGCGCACAGCGCGGCGCAGCCCTACATCCGCCCGGCCTTCGACCGGAACACGGAGCGGATGCTCGGGTCGTTCAAGTCGATCGTGTCCGAGGGCATCGAGCGGACGCGCGCGAAGTTCGCGCGCGGGCGTGGAGGGAAGCGCTGATGGCGACCTTCGGAGAGCTCATCAAGAGCACGCTAGCGGCCGCCCCCGCGGTGACCGCCATCGTCAACGGCCGCGTCTTCCCGAACGTGATCAAGCAGGGCGTAGAGATGCCGGCCGTCCGGTACATGGTCGTCGACGACCTCCCCGAGAACGTGCTCGGGGCGGCCGCCACGCTCCGCCGCGCCCGCGTCCAGGTCGACGCCTACTCGATGCGCTACCTCGAGGCGCACGCGCTGGCGGAGGCCATCGCCGGGGCGCTAGGAGCGATCGACGGCCCCGACGTCACGGCGCTCGAGCTGGCGCGCCGCGACGGGTACGAGGACGAGACGAAGCTGCACAGGGTGTCCCTGGATTTCTCGATGTCCATGGAGGTCTGAGAGATGGCGAGCAAGGCGAAGGTCGCGAAGAACGCGAAGCTGCAGCGAGGGAACGGGTCCACCCCCACCGAGACGTTCACGACGATCGGGGAGATCACCGACACGAGCGGTCCGGACGAGACCGCGCCCCAGCTCGAGGTGACGAGCTTCGACTCCGTCGCGAAGGAGTACGCGGCGGGCCTCGTCGACAGCGGCGAGGTGCCGTTCACGATGAACTTCGTCGGCGACGACGCCCAGCAGCAGGGGCTCCGGACCGACCTCCGCGCGGGCACGGTGCGCAACTTCAAGCTCATCATCCCCGACCGCGCGACCGAGGCGGCGTGCAGCACCTGCACCTTCGCCGCGATCGTGACGAAGCTCTCGGGCCCGAAGATGGGCGTCGACAAGGTCATCACCCAGGACTGCACCCTCAAGGTCTCCGGTCAGCCGACCTGGGCCTACGCGTCGTAAGGGAAGGAACCCACCATGGCGATCCTCACCGTCACGACCGTCTCCAGGGCCGGCATCGACATCGCGGGCGCCGCGGCCGACGTCGCGGGCGACTCCTTCCCCAACACCGGCCACGAGTACCTCGTGGTGAAGAACGGCAGCGCCTCGCCGATCACCGTCACCCTCGACATCAAGCAGACCGTCGACGGGCAGACGGTCACGGACCCGACGGTCACCATCGCGGCCGGCGCGTCCAAGATCATCGGACCCTTCCCGACGGGCATCTACAACGACACGAACGGTCGCGTCGGCGTCACCTACTCCGCCGTCACGACCGTCAACGTGATCGCGCTCGCCGCGAGCTAGGCCATGGCCGACATCGTCTCGCGGGAAGCGCTCCTGAAGCGCGCCGCGCGCAGGACCTCCGAGGTCGAGGTGCCGGAGCTCGGTGGCATCGTGCGCCTGCTGGGTCTCTCGGCGGCCGAGGTCCTCGAGTACCACAAGGTCATGAAGGAGGGGGTCGACCACGTCGCGTGGCTGCTCGTCCGGAGCATCGTCGACGCGGACGGGAAGCGCATCTTCACCGACGAGGACGGGCCCCAGATCTCCTCGGCATGGTCCGTGAGGATCTTCACGGCGGCGCTGAAGCTCAACGTGCTGAGCGCGGAGGCCGCCGCGGAGCAGCAGGGAAACTGAGTGCGCACCCGGGCCGCCGACTCGCGATGCGGCTCGCCCTCGCGCTCGGGTGCGCGGACGTCGACAGCATGCTGGCCGGGCTCTCCGCCGAGCAGTTCGCGGAGTGGGGAGCCTTCTTCAACCTCGAGCCCTGGGGATACCGAGAGGAGCGCAGCCGGGTGGCCCTGATCGCTCAGACCGTTGCGAACGTCTCCGGGAAGGTCGTCAGGAGCCCGATGGATCTCGACGACTTCATGCCGCGCCACCGTGAAGATCCGGACGCCGACGTGGTCGTCGAGAAGCTGAAGGCGACCTTCGGGTACGGGAAGGGGAGGGCGTAGCCCATGTCCGCCGTCCTCGCTGACCTGCTCGTCCGCTTCGGGGCCGACTCGGCCGAGCTCCGGAAGACGCTGAAGACCGTCGAGAGCGACATCAAGAAGTTCAGCCGCGACGTCGAGGGGATGAAGAGCACCCTCGAGGGCGCATTCTCGGCGATCGGCGTGGGGCTCCTCGCGGAGCGCCTGGCCGAGATGGTCACGTCGGGCGCGGAGGCGGCCGAGGCCCTGGGCAAGATGGCCCAGATCGCCGGCACCTCAGCCGAGGAGATGTCGCGGCTCGCCTACGCCGCGAAGCTCTCGGACATCGGGACGGACGAGCTCGGCAAGGGCCTGCTGAAGTTCTCGGAGACGCTCTCGAAGGCGGCGGCCGGGAGCGCCGAGCAGTCGGCGGCGTTCTCCGCGATGGGGTTCAGCTCCCAGGACCTCAACGGGATGCTGGGCGACACGCACGGCGCGCTGCTCGCGGTCGCCGAGCGGATCTCGGGCTACTCGGACGGGACCGAGAAGGCGGCGATCGTCTCGGCGCTGTTCGGCGACCGGCTGGCGCGGCAGATGCTCCCCTTCCTCAACCGGGGAGCCGAGGGGATCGCCGATCTCGAGGCGGAGGGCGAGCGGCTCGGGAAGACGCTCTCGGCGGCGACGATCGAGGGTGCCGACCAGTTCAACGAGGCGATGAAGCGCCTCTCGGGAACCGCCGAGGTCTTCGGCGCGGTCCTCGCGGCGAACCTGGCGCCGTCCCTCGACGCCCTCTCGCGCGGGTTCGAGGACGGGTCGTCGAAGGCCGCGATCATGCAGGAGGTGGCCTCCGACCTAGCGGACTCGCTCCGCTTCGTCGCCTCGGTCGGCCTCGGCGTCTGCGCGGCGTTCTCCGCGATCGGCAAGAGCGTGGCGATGGTCTCCTCGCTCGTCACCTCCGCCCTCACCGGAGACCTTCAGGGCAGCCTCGCGGACGTCGGCGAGATGCTCGACGCGGAGGTGAAGAGGTTCAAGGACCAGATCGGCGAGGTGAACGACGCGATCTGGGCGGCGCGCGACCAGCGGGCCTCCGAGTCGAGTGCTCCGGCAGGCGACCCCCAGAGCCACGAGGAGTTCAAGCCGAAGGCGCTCGACCCGAACAAGATCGTCGAGAGTCAGAAGGCGCTGAAGATCCTCACCGACGCGACCGCCGAGTACCAGAAGAAGCTCGCGACGTTCGGTAAGGGAGACTTCGCGCAGCTTCAGTGGGAGCTGCAGTTCGGGAAGTTCGCAGAGGCGGCGCGGGCCGCCGGAGCCACGGGCGCCCGCACCCTCGCCCAGCTCGACGCGGTCATCGTGAAGCTCGGCGCCGCGGAGGAAGCCGAGAAGGCGGCGAAGGCGACGCGCGAGCTCAAGGGCGAGCTGGGCAAGCTCCAGGCCGAGCTCTCCGGGAAGACGGCCGGCGACAGCGAGTACGAGAAGATGCTCGCCCGCATCATGTCGGGCGACCTCCGGGAGAAGCTCGAGGCCTCCGGCGCGGACGCCGTCCAGTGGTCCGAGGACCTGCTCACGGCCGCCCGCGCGCTCGACGCCCTGAAGCGGACGAACGACGCGGCGAAAGCCTCGATGGAGTCGTTCAACGCAATGGTGGACGAGTCGGTCCAGCTGACCAACTCGGTGCAGACGCCGTCCGAGGCGTACGCGGTGAAGCTCGAGCGATTGCAGGTGCTCCTCCGCGAGACGGCGATCAGCCAGGAGACCTACTCGCGGGCGGCAGGGAAGGCCTTCCTCGAGGCGAACCAGTATATCGGCCAGATGGTCGACGCCGGGGTCCGGGGGATGTCCTCTCTCGTGCAGTCGGCGATCACTGGCGAGTCGAGCATGGAGGACGTCTGGAAGGGCCTCCTCTCGTCCTTCATCTCGATGACCGAGCAGATGCTCGCGCAGTGGATCGCCACGCAGATCGCGATGGAGGCAGTCGCCATCGGGACCGGAGGCGCGGGCGCCGCCGGCGGGGCCGGCCCCATCCCGCTCTCCTCGGTTCCTAAACTCATCGGCATGGCGACGGGAGGAGACGTCTCGGGCGGCACGCCCTACATCGTCGGTGAGAAGGGGCCCGAGCTCTTCGTCCCCGGCGCCTCCGGCAAGATCATCCCGAACGACCAGGTCGGCCGAGGCGGCAGCCGGACCCTCGTCGTGGCTCCGCGCCTGCTCGACGGGACCGGGTTCAGCGAGTGGTGGGACCGGAACGAGGACCGGATCGTCCGGAAGCTCGACCGCCTCTCGTACCTCGGCCGGACGGGAGGGTAGGTCATGGCATCGCCGTTCCCATCGCTGCGGATCTCCCCCGAGGACTTCCACCGGAAGCCGTACCAGGTGATCGCGAAGGCGCGCTCACCGGAGGGCGGGCGCATCGCCACGGTCTGGAATAGCGGGATCGTCTGGTCGTTCACCGTGAACCTCACGAGCGAGGACGAGCTCGATGCGCTGAACCGTCACTGGACGGAGGCCGCGGGCGACACGTTCACCTTCTCCTGCCCGGACCAGGGCGGCGAGCACCTCGTCGAGTACGACCAGGAGGAGCTCGACATCGAACGGACGGGGCCGACGACCCACCGCTGCTCGATCGCGCTCCGCTCGGTGAACGGATGAAGACGCCGACCTGGGAGAGCTCGCCCGGCGCCGGCGCCGCCTTCCTCCTGTCGGTGACCGGTCGGGGCGCCGCCTCGAAGGGCGCGGTCCGGGACGTCTACACGATCACCCTGCGCGACTCGACGGTGGTCCGCTGGACGAGCCACACCTCCGACCTCGTCCTGGGCGCCCGCACGTTCCTGGCGCGCACCGCCGGCGGCACGATCCCCCTCATCACGCGGCAGGGGTCCCGATGCGTCGCCGGCCTGGGCGAGGTCGGGGCCCTGTCGGTCAACCTCCGGTGCGACGCGACCACGACGTGGGGCGGCGTGCCGCTGCCGCTCGCGGTCCTGGACGGGGTCTTCAACGGGGCCACGCTCGCGCTCGAGCGCGTCCTCCTGACGGCGCCCGGCCTCGTCCCGGTGGCTGCGTACGCGGTCTTCGCCGGCTACGTCGAGGCCCAGCCCACGACGACGTCCGTCACGCTCTCGGTCGAGTCCATCGCGGCGCGGCTCGGGCGCATCTCGGTCCCGCGGGGAATCGTCCAGGAGCGGTGCCTGGACCAGCTCGGGGACGGAGCCTGCGGGGTGAACCTCGCGACCTTCACGTTCACCGGGACCGCGTCGTCCGGCTCGTCGTCGGTGAGCGTGCGCACCTCGCTCGCCCAGGCGGCCGGGTACTTCGATCGCGCCGTGATCACCTTCACGTCGGGGGTCTGCGCCGGCGAGCGCCGGATGGTGCTCCGGCACACAAGCGACTGGGGCGTGGTCGCGCTGGCGCTGGCGCGGCCGCTTCCCGAGGCGCCGGCGGCCGGAGACACGTTCTCGATCGTCCGGGCCTGCGCGAAGACGCCCGGGGAGTGCGACGGGGTCTTCGCCAACCGCCCCCGCTTCCGTGGTTACCCGTACGTGCCGACCGGCACAGAGGCGGAGGGGATCTAGTGGGCTTCGGGTTCCGCGAGATCGTCGCCGTCGTCTTCCCGGTCCACGCGCTCGCGAACGCGTGGGCCTTCATCAAGCGCAACCGGAGGGGAGGACCCAAGGCCGCCGAGAGCCTCTCGGGCGTCCCGGACTACGTCGCGACGGGGAGCGCCATCCCGGTGATCTTCGGGACCGTGCGGACGCCGCTCTTCGTCGCGCAGCGGGCGCAGACGAACGTCACGACCGCGTCCGGCACGGTGCAGACCATCAACGAGGCGACCGAGTTCAAGACCTACGGGCTCGTGCTCGGGATCTGCCAGGGTCCGATCACCGGCATCCTCCGGACGTGGATCGACCGGGTGCAGGTGCCGCTCAGCGTCACGACGAACCCGGCGATCGGGTTCTCCGTGCAGCTCGGCAGCCTGACGCAGGACGGGATCCAGAATCGACGCATGTGGCGGTTCATGGTGCCCGCGGTCCCGCCCGGTGGCTTCGTGAACGTGGACAGGTCGTGGCCGGGTTCCGCCGGGCCGATCACGATCACGCTAGGCGTGTCGGCCGTCGCCCTCGTCGACGTACTGTACGAGGCGTGGGACTCGGGGTCGGCCACCTACTCGGGCGCCTCCGGACGGATCCCCTACGCGTTCACGGCGCCGAACCAGCTCACGGTCCAGCGCGATGACCTCCTGACGGTGGGCGCTGACTTCCGCTTGGTGGTCTCGTACGTCACCTCCGCGCCGCCGGACGTCTACCTCGAGGAGGAGGGGATCACGATCGACGCGTCCTCGACGCGGTCATTCCTCCCCGACTTCGCGGCCGCCACCACGATCACGATCTCGGGGACCACGGACTATCTCGGGGCCACCCTCGACGGCGAGTACACCGTCGCCTCGGTGAGCGACAAGCGGATCGTGCTCACCAACCCGAACGCCGTGCGAACGGGCTGGCCGACGACGCCGGGTGTCCACCGGTACCTCGTGGAGCCTGGCCTGGTGCCGCCCGGGCCGTGGTTCCTCCAGTACCTCGAGGTCGGGCTCGAGCTCCACTACCCCGGCCTCGCGCACCTGCGCGCCGACCCGCTCGACCACAAGGCGCTGTACGCCGCGCTCGCGGTGACGATCCCGGGCGGACAGCTCGCGCCGATCTCGGACGCCGCGACGCAGACGCAGGGCTGGGAGGCCGAGGTCCAGGGAGCCTTGACCGGCGCCGGGCCCGACGGCCTCGACGCGGTGCCGGCCGACGTGCTGTCGGACCTCCTCACGTCCTCGCTCTTCTACGGCGCCGGACTCGCGGCCGGGCGCATCGACCTGGTGAACGGGCCCGACGGAACGGCGGCGAGCGGGTTCACGCGCTTCTGCGCGCAGAGCGGGTTCACCATCTCGATGCGACTGGACAACCAGCGCTCGATCGCCGAGATCGTCGAGGAGATCACGCGCGCCTGCGACGCCATCGCCGTCGACTCCGGGGGCGTGCTGAAGTTCTACCCGCTCGGCGAGCGGACCGTGGGGACGTCCTCCCCGTACACACCGGCGAACCGCCCGGTCTACGACCTGGATTACTGGGACTTCTTCCCCGACCCGGGCGACGACCCCGTGACGGTGGAGCTCGCGAAGGACGCCAGCACGTACAACGTCGTCCCCGTCGAGTTCACGGATCGAAAGGCGGCCTACTCGAAGCAGGTGGCCGACGTCCCGGAGATGGTGGACCTCGCCGATCGCGGCGAGCGCGTCGCTCCTCCGGCGGCCCTGGCGTGCATTACCCGCCGCGATCACGCCGAAGCGATCTCCCAGGCGATGAGCCTGCGCATCGTCAACGGGCGGGCGGTCGTCACGGTCCGCCTGATGTGGAACCGGGGGATGGTCCTGGAGCCCGGGGACGTCCTGCGGATCTCCGACTCGAAGCTGTCGCTCCTGCGCCGCGGCGTCCGGGTGACCTCGGCCAGCGAGACCCCGGAGGGCGCCTACACGGTGACCGCCGAGCGGTACCTGGGCGAGCTGGGGACGACGGTCTACGTCCCGGCCTGAGGCTACTCGAACGCCGCGAGCAACTCGGATTCGAGCTCGCCCGTGGAGTAGTAGAACGCGTCGGGGTGGATGTCGAACGAGCCCTTCCCGCCGGTGTTGAAGACGATCGTCCGGGTGAGATCGGCGGGTCGAGTCTCGAACCCCGAGCCGGAATAGTTGACGGAGAGGAGGTACTTTACCGTCACCGTGACCAGCGTCTTCGCGGGGCTCAGCGCCTCGAGGACGATGTTCGCTCGGCCGTCGAGGCTCGTGGTGCGGGTGACCTTCGTGGACACCATCCCCTGCACGACGGAGTAGCGGGCCACGGCCTGCGTGCCGTGAAACGTGGTGGTCGTCTCGACCTCGGGTGCGTTGCGCTCTTCCCCGGTCGCGTCGGCGCTGGAGGTCTCCGGGATCGGGTGCTCCACGGCGTACGTGAAGTCGGGACCGACCACGTACCGCTGCGGATCCCCGGAGTAGCTGACGTTCAACAGACCCGAGGACTGGTCGATGTTGTTGATGACGAAGAACCGCTTCGCCAGTACCGGGATGCCCTTCGCCCAGACCTCCGCGCGCGGCCGGTCGATGACGATCGAGTTCGACCGCGCCGCGGGCGGCGTGGCTGGCCTGACGTCCAGCCTGGTGGTGTAGCAGCCCGCGCTGAGCAGCGCGGCAATCAGCAGACCGTATTTCACGCGACCCCCATTCCCGGGGCGGAAGTGTAGCGCAAGCCAGTGGCCGGCGGCGGCTGGACCGCGCGCACGCGGGGGCGCTAGTCGGTGGCGTGGACGCCGCCGCCTCCCACCACGCCACCACCACGACCTTCGTCGCGCGCTGCCCCTGCGGCTCGTCGGACCTCGTGCCGTGCAACGTGGTGCAGGCGTCGGCCGGGCACGTCGAGGACGTCCCGGCGACGCACGAGTGCAAGGGCTGCGGCCGGCGCTTCCGGGTGGTCCCTCCGAGGAGGTCCTCGTGACGCCCCTCTCCGTCGTCCCGAAGGTCGAGCCCTACCTGGCAGCCTTCGCCGAGGGCTCGCTGCTGTTCGCCCGGGCCCACGGGACGAAGCCGGAGAGGGTGTCGCTCCTCGCCGCGCTCGTCTGCCGCGAGAGCTGGGCCTGCACCGCCCCCGGCTACCGTCCGAAGGGCTCGGTCGACGGCTCCGGCGACTGGACCGCGCGCACGGGCTCCTGGTGCCGCAGGCCGGGCGTCATCGTTCACCCCGACACGGACGGAGCGCGGGCCGCGCTGCGCCTCGCGGGCTGGTCCATCCCGCACGACCTCGAGGGGAAGCCGCTGCCCGGCCCGTACGCCATCCCGAAGGACGGGAAGGGCTGGGGCCGCGGGATGGGGCAGGTCGACTTCCTGGGCGACTTCGCCGACCTCATCGCGCCCACGCCCTGGCCGGTCGCGCATCAGGCCGCCGTCTGGTGCGCGCAGCTGAACCGCAACCGCCAGGAGCTCGCCGAGTGGGCGAAGCACCCGCTCTTCGAGCGGGCGGTGGCGGCGCGCTACAACGCCGCGCTCCCGCGCATCGTGACCGGCATGGAGAACGCCATCACGAAGAAGGACGACGACCTCGTCGACGCGGGCACCACGGGCCACGACTACGGCCGCGACGTCCTCGCCCTCGAGGCCGCGGTGGTCGCGCGCTGGCCGGACACCGGCATCGACCTCCCCGCACCACCGAGGACTGCATGATCTGGCTCAGGAACTCCCGCGGCCGACCGGACGCGCTGCTGTCGATCGCCACTGCCGGCGCCGTGGCGGTGCTCGCGAAGGTCGTCATCGGCGGCATGGTGGTGGGGGGCTGGCAGGCGGGCACCATCGACTCCACCCTCGCAGGCGTCGTGCTGGCCTCCACACTGGGCGCGTACACGACGAAGCGCATCAAGATCGACCACGACAAGCCGGGCGAGAAGGCGCCGGAAGGCGCGCCGTGACCGCCAGCGAGCTGCTCGAGCGCGGCCGCGCCGCCGCCGCGTGGAAGTGGACCCCCGTTATCCTGGTGGCGCTCCTTGCCGCCCTCCTGGTGCAGCGGCTCGACGCCGGCCGGCGCGCCTCGGGGGAGGCGGCCCGGCTCGCCGAGGCGGAGGTGCTCAGGCAGCGCGGCCTCGCCGTGGCGGCCCAGACGGACGCCGCCGGGGCGCGCTCGGCGCTCCGGGACGCCGTCGCCCAGGTCGAGGGGCTCGCCGCCGAGGTGAAGCGCCTCCAGGCCGCCGCCCCGGGCGCCCGCCCCGTCATCGTCATCCGGTCGACCACCGGGCCGGCCGAGGTCGGCGGCGCGCCGCGCGCCGCGGACCCGGCCGGCGTCGTGCCGGCGTGCGCGCCCTGCCGCGCCTGCGTCCTGGCGGCCGGGGACCGCGGCGAGCTCCGCCTGGCGCAGGCCGGGTTCCAGACCAAGGGCGGGAACCTCGTCTTCGTCGGCGCCGGCGAGGCCTGGCGGGTGTGGCCGGAGCCGGCGACACGACTCTTCAGCGGCCCCCTCACGGCGGAGACCACGATCGAGCGGCCCGAGGGCGCGCCGGGGTGGGGCTTCGGCGGGATCGCCTGGGCCTGTCTCTTA